GCTCTAGAAGTTGGAACAAAAAGTGAAGACAGGGCAAGCCGGTATTGAGTTGATGCACCAGTTTGAGGGACGCAAGCTCAGGCCTTATCTTTGCCCTGCTCACCTGTGGACCATAGGATACGGCCATGTGCTGTACCAAGATCAGATCAAATTACCGGTAGTGAGGAAAGATGGTTATACCGGCATTATTCGCAAGGAGTACCCGCTCGCAGCCAAAGATAATCGTGCTTGGACGCAGGAGGAGGTTGATCGCCTTTTTGAGGATGATCTCGTCAGTTTTGAACGCGGTGTTTTGCGAATGTCTCCTAATCTTGCTGGCAGTCAGTCACGCTTTGACGCTGTGGTCTGTTTTGCGTTCAACTGCGGAGTCGGTAATTACCAGCGGTCTACGATAAGGATGAAGAACAACCGTGGCGACTATGAAGGTGCGGCAGAAGCGTTTATGATGTGGACTAAGGGCGGAGGCAAAGAATTACCAGGATTGGTGCGTCGCCGCAAAGCTGAAAAAGCACTGTACCTACGGGGTGCGTAATGCCACTCAAAAAGATTCTTCTAAAGCCTGGGGTCAACAAAGAGAACACTCGTTATACAAATGAGAACGGATGGTATGTTAGCGACAAGGTCCGTTTTCGTCAAGGCACACCTGAAAAGATCGGTGGATGGCGCAAGATTTCTCAGGCAGTTTTTCTTGGTATTTGCCGATCCTTATGGAATTGGGTAACGCTTGGTAACGCCAATCTTTTAGGTGTTGGAACCAACCTCAAGTATTACATCGAGCAGGGCGGTGCGTATTCAGACATCACCCCTATCAGACTTACCCAATCAGTTACTTTTGCAGCGGTTACGGTATCTCCTTTTTCATCCACCATCACGGTTACATCTGCTAATCACGGCGCTATTGTTGGGGACTTCGTAACCTTTTCCGGTGCGGTAAGCCTTGGTGGAAACATCACAGCAGCCGTACTAAATCAGCAGTATCAAATCGCAACAGTACCTACTGTTAACACCTTCACAATCACTGCCAAAGATCCCGGTACAGGTGCTCCGGTTACATCAAACGCTTCTGATGTGGGTAATGGTGGCGGCAGTGCAGTCGGTGCGTTTCAAGTTAATGTTGGTCCTGGCGTTGCTCAAGTACCTCTTGTAGGATGGGGCGCAGGTGCTTGGGGTAGTGGGTCGTGGGGTGTTACGCCTCAAGTTACTGATCCACTGCGGGTATGGAACGCTAACAACTGGGGCGAGGATCTTGTCTTTGGCCCAAGAACAGCAGGCATTTACTACTGGGACGCTACCAACGGCTTATCCACAAGAGGTGTTGCACTCAATAGCCTCGGTGGGACAGTAACACTTACAATCGCTGCGCCATGTGTGATTACGCTATCCAATGTACTTGCAGAAGGTACAGCAATCAAACTTGCAACAACAGGTGCGCTACCCACGGGGTTAACGGCTGGCACGACGTACTACTTAATTAATGTTGATGGGGTTACAGCAAACCTTGCTGCTACGATAACAGGTTCAGCAATCACCACAACAGGCTCGCAGTCCGGGGTCCAATCTATAAGCACGTTAGTTGATGTACCTCTTGTGCAATACAACTTATTAGTGTCCGATGCTTCACGCTTTTTACTTTTGTTTGGTACTAATGATTATGGAAGTGTAACGACTGACCCCATGCTAATCCGTTGGAGTAATCAAGAATCGTTAGTGGATTGGGTGCCTTCAGCAGTTAACCAAGCAGGTAGTCTGCGTTTATCTCACGGTTCACAGATTATTGCAGTGCAACAAACTCGCCAAGAAGTTTTGGTGTGGACTGATTCTGCGCTCTTTTCTTTGCAGTACCTCGGTCCTCCGCTGGTATGGGGGTCTCAGATTCTTGCAGACAATACTTCAATCGTTGGTCCTAACGCCACAGCAATAGCTTCCAGCAAAACGTACTGGATGGGTGTGGATAAATTTTATGTGTACGATGGAGTTGTAAAAACCTTGCGTTGTGATTTGCGTAGGTACATTTTTAACGACATTAACAAATATCAAAACTTCCAGATTTTTGCTGGCACCAATGAAGGTTTCAATGAGGTTTGGTGGTTCTATTGCTCGGAGGATTCAACAACCATTAATCGGTATGTTGTGTACAACTACGCTGAAGATATTTGGTACTACGGTACGATGGCTAGGACTGCATGGAGTGATTCAGGTATTCGTGCGTATCCTCAAGCCGCTACCTATAACTACAACATCGTGGACCACGAGTACGGTGTTGATGACGACGAAACAAGCACTACGCTGCCTATTGAAGCTTATATTGAATCTGCTGAATTTGATATTGAAGATGGACAAAACTTTGGGTTTGTATGGCGCATGGTGCCTGACTTAACATTTGACGGGTCTACGGCTGCAACACCCCAAGTCACGATGACGATGTATGGCATGAACGGTTCAGGGTCTGGGTTTAACACTGAGGCAGCAAAAGCAGTTGCGCGTACTTCCACCGTTACAATTGAGCAGTTCACCAATATTATTTATACCCGCATCCGTGGTCGCCAGATGATTATGAAGATTGGGTCTAATGGGGTTGGGACGACTTGGCAGCTTGGTGCACCACGAATTGATATTAGACCGGATGGTAGACGATGACGCTTGTTGTTACAACAGATTATCAATTTACAAGGTTCGCGCCGCCTAGCCTTCCTATAGCTCCGTCAGATTATTCGTCTGTTTACCAAGACCAATACAGCAACGTCTTGCGTTTGTACTTTAATCGGCTGGATAATTTTTTGGCACAACTTATGGCAACTACTTCTGAACTCCCAATTACCGGGACGGTTACGTTGCCCGGAACTTATTTTGATGCGTTTGGTAGGCAGCGTGTAAGCCAACCTTATACGCTTTTTGATAGTCAGAATCGATACGCTGCGGATAATCAGTTTGATGTAGCAACTACCGGAACAGGTACGACATCGTTTTTATCTGACGAAGCTGCGGTCAAGATGGAAGTTACTGGCGCGGGTGTTGGTTCGGTGGTGCGTCAGTCTTATCGGTCTTTCCCATATCAGCCGGGAAAAGGTCTTTTGGTATTAGCGACGTTCGTGATGGACAGCAGCCAGAGTTTGAACCTCACGCAGCGGGTGGGTTACTTTAATACGAGCAACGGTGTTTTCTTTCAAAGGGTGGACGGCACCTATTCTTTTGTGCTTCGCTCGTCAGTAAGTGGGTCGCCCTCAGATGCTAGGACAGTTAATCAATCCTCATGGAATGGCGATAAATTGGATGGTACAGGCGCTTCGGGGTTAACGCTTGATCCTTCTAAGGCTCAGATTCTGTGGATGGATTTTGAGTGGTTAGGAGTTGGGTCGGTACGTTGTGGGTTCATTATTAACGGTCAGTATATTGTTTGCCACACCTTTAATAATGCCAACGAGATTACCAACGTCTACATGACCACGGCTATTCTGCCTGTGAGATATGAAATAACGACAACAACTTCAGCGGTTGCCGCAAGCATGAAGTCAATCTGCTGCTCGGTGGTTTCAGAGGGTGGCTTTGAGCAAACGTCTATTGATCATGTGGCACGTCGCACAACGATCTTTAATAACATCAGTACGTCAGCAAACTTCTTTCCAATTGTTTCTATCAGGCTTGCTTCAGGGCGGACGGGTGCGGTAGTGCTCCCCAACAGGGTGCAGTTTCTTCCGACTACAAGCCAGAACTACGAAATAGCTTTGATGAAGAACCCTGTACTTACAGGCGCTACGTGGGCAGCAACCGTACCTTCTGACTCTAATGTTGAATACGATGTAGCTGCTACGGCTATTGCAACGGTTGGGACAATTGTCCAGACAGATTACGTCACAAGCACGGGTAGCGCCGGGGTAAGTCAAACAAGTGCTGCTACGGGTTATAACTGGGATCTACAGTTAGGCGCATCCTTGGCTGGTGTTAGTGATATTTACACTTTGGCTGTCAGGACAGTTTCTGGTGCAACGCTTGGCGATGGTGTTGGCAGTATTTCCTTTTACGACCTAACCCAATAAAATACTTTCGTGAGCACTACACTAACACCTGCACAGCTAGACGCTCTTAAAAAGCTGCAATCTTTTCAGCAGCAACAGGCGCTTGACAATTATTTGTCTGGAAGAGCTACGCAGTATGGTGCAACCCCTAAAGGTGCAAAGGCTGATACAGGCTGGACTGCTGGGGAGTCGCTTGTTAACCCGTTTGCGGGGTTGACTGATTTTGGCAAAAAGAAAGTGCCTATATACGGTACTGATGAGCAAATAAGTAATGTTGTTGGCGAAGAAGAGCAAGCAAAGACAGCTAGCGATTTGATGCGCGAAAAGTTTGGCGAGCAACTGGGTCACAAAACGACATTTACCAAAGCTTACAAGAAAGATGAAAAAGGCAATCCTGTTGAAGTAGAACTAGATTCCTTAACCCCTGAGCAACTTAACTCAGGGGAGTATGTGCTGTTTATGGGCGGCAAGACGGGTGGTACAGAGCGCGAGCGCATGGCGCAAGCTTACATCCCCAAGGGCGACAAACTTGTTCCTATTGGTGACCCGACGTATTACAAAGGTGAGCACCCTGATGCTAAGAATGTAGCTACTGCCCTAAAAGTAGGTTCGCTTCTTTCTATGCCTTTTGGGGGAGCCGGGGCTTTATTGGGTGGTGCAACTAGCAGTCTTACTGGCGCACTATCGGCGGGGCTTGGGTCTTTCGCACCTATAGCTTCTAATGCGCTTGTCTCCGGTGTTACCCAAGGTGCGTTGTCTAAAGCAATGGGTGGTGACTTCTCCAAAGGGTTTAAGTCTGGCGCTATTGCTGGTGGGGTTGGTGCAGGTATTAATTCGCTAGGCGCAACCCTTGGGTTGGATAAAAGTCTTGGGTCGCTGTATACCCCCGCTAAATCGTTAGCAACATCTGGTGTTACCTCATTACTAACTGGGCAGAAGTTTGACCCTACCACCGCAGTAAAAAACGCTGCAATTAACTATGGTCTGAATCAAGCTGGGC